GAAATACTATTGCCACCACGTCCATATTGCTTATATAAAGATAAGCCCTTTTCAGCATTTTTTTTCACAGAAGAAGGAATTGTAAAATCTAATGATTCATAAGAACCAAATTCTAATTCATACGCATCTGTCATAATCTGATTTTCTTTAGCGAAAGATAAAACCTCAAGGTGACTTCCAGGGCTGGCTTCAACTATATTATCCCCAAGTAAGCAGGTTGAGAAGTAAGCCCAGTCTAACATTTCTGTGGTTCCGTCTGGCAATTCTTCAAATTCTAATAATTCCATTTCAACTGAATTTTTTTTAATACCAGAATCTCTGTGAAGAATTTCAATAAGTTTAGGAGCATATTTTTTCCAAATCTTTCCTGTAACATATAATTGCGTCTTACCAGATTCAGATTCTACAAAACTTTCACTATTAGGAACAATATATCCGGCTATTAAACTATTTTCTGGTTCAGAATGACTTCCTATATCATCAAAAATTTTATTTATAGAATAAACAATTGGTTTGTTATAAATGGTTTTAGCCGTTTTTTTTAACACTTCAGAACTACAGGTCATAGAGTGTCTATTCATCCCGCTAGAAAATAATAATATTTTAGCAGTTAAAAATTGAGATTCATTAATTTCAATATCTTCAATCTCAAATTTTTCAATATCAAATTGTAATAATGTCAATTTTATTATCACCTCCTTTCCAAGAGAGGAGATAATTCCTTCTCTAAGATAATTTTCATTTCTTCAAAATTCTTTCCTGTATAAGCAATTCGTATTAAATTAATATTTTTATTTTTACAATATTCATTCTTTAATTTATCATGATAATGTATCAATTCAAATTTTTTAATAGAATCTTCTTCTGACATTTCATTATTAAATTTAATTGGTTTTCTATGACCAATGCCATCTATTTCAATAATGCAGTATGTTTGTGTTTCGTCTTTTACCAAAAAATCAAATCTCAACGGCATATTAGAATCACTTTTTAAATCATTAAAAGAATGTTGTGAAATATATTCTATACTATTATTTTTTAAAATATTGGAGCAATATTTCTCTCCTTTAGAACTGGAACAAATAGGACATCCAATTCCCCATAATAAAGTATGAGGACTTGCCATCCATATGTTTCCATCATTATTACATTTTATTTTTAATTTTGTATAATGATTAATGTAATTATCAAGAATTTCTATATCAGGATTTATTTTGAAAATTTTTTGTCTAAAATCTTCGTCTGTAGGTTTTGCAGTACCAACACATTTTGGGCATCCGCAACCTTTTATTAAGGATTCCGGTTTTACATACCATTCGTAATTATCAATAAGGCACTTTACCAATATTTTTTTCTTTGTTGTAGTAAAATCTCCCAAAATTAAAAGATTTGGGTTTTTCTCAAAAATTTCTTTTTCGAATTCCTCCGAAGTTCTAATTTTATGTTTGCCACATTTTGGGCAACTAATTCCTCTCAATAAACTATCAGGACGAGCTAGCCATTCATGCTTACATAATATACATTTGCAATTTAGTTTCTTTTTTATATTATAATATTTATCTAATACTAAAATATTTTTGTTTACGGAATTCAATTTATTGATAAATTCTTCATGAGTAAAATTCTTATACTTATTGCATTTATTACAACGATGTCCACTGTATATAAAACTACTCGGAAGAGTTTCCCATAATCGATTGCATATCTTATGTTTTAAAATAACTAAATCACCAACTGATTTGAATTGAGTCATAACCTCATATTCATCATTCGAATTATTTTTTACATAATCAACAAATTTTTCATGATTCCAATAAAAATCTTTTTTTAGTCCAATTCTACCTGCTTTGATATGTATAGCATCAATACTTCTATTTAAATAAAGTGACAAATCTATTGTTTTTTTATTCAAATAATTTGTCTTTAAATATTCAATTTCTTCAATAGTCCATGATCTATTCAACATATAGAATAATTAATCCTCCCCATTTTCAATAATCTTTTCACTAAATTCTTTCAAAAACCCTTTTATATTCATCCCATCTTTTTAGAATTTTATCTAAATCTTCTGTTACAATATATAAATAAAAAGGTCTTTTACTTTTTGGGTGCAGACCTTTTGATTCATATTTTATTCCATTAGATTCAATAAATCCTTTTAATCTAGATGAATAGCAATAAAACAACTTTTCTTCCATTTCAATAGTCCTTCTCTAAAATTTTAAGAAATCCATAAATTTAACAAAATTAGGCATATTTTCAAATGCAATTTCAAAATCAATCGTTCTTACAAAATAATAATCTTTTCCATTTCTATATAAAAGTGGAACAAATCTCATTAGATAATTTGCTAAAATTGAATTACATTTAAAACAAGCATCAAGCATAAATTGATCAGGATTATTTATATACATGGTTATTCCAATATAATAAACTTTTTAACATCTGCATCAAATAGCATCCAATCAGTATATTTTTCTGCTTTATCAATCAGGAGTAGTATTTGATTAGTTACAGGAATAAGAGTTACCAAAAAATTTTCTAAAACAATTTTAGTTGTATAATCCATTTCTTCTCTAGCAACATCAATTGATTCACTAACAAGAGCTTCTAAATCTTCTTGATAATCAAGCATTTTATTAAAAAAATCTAATGGTGAATTATAATCACTATCATCTAATGGAGTTTCTCCATAAATAGTCAAGCAGTTTCTAGCTCCTTGATAATCAGAAATAGTATCTCCTAATAGAGGATAAAGATGAGCTAATTTAGGATGTATTTGGTCTGCTGTTCTAGTCATAACAAATTTTACGGATAATATACTTACTCCACGATCCATAATTCTATTACCCAAAAAACATTTTGTTACAATTTCATTTAATTTATCATTGACCTTTTCATCAATTAAAGGTTTCAAATTTATCCTCCTTTATGTTAAATCCATGCAATCCAGTCCCAAACATCTCCTACTGTTAAAGTATAATTAGATGGACTTCCAGAAACTAAATATAAATTAGATGCACTTGCACTAGTACTTCCGCCAATAGAAATATTAAAACCACTCATAGCGGAACCTGATCTTGTTACACCAGAAATTTGTGCAGAAATATAATCTAAACCTGTATCTGCAATAGCTACACTACCGCCAGTAAGATCGGCTGTGACTACAGGGTGAGTACCCCTTGCTATAGCATTATCATTGAATCCACTAACCAAAGTTCCTAGACTTGATTTTCTAGCGGCTTCATTCATTCTATTAAGTTGATCAATTTGCAAAGCTGTTAAAGCTGTCATATTATTAAATCCTCCTATTAATTTTAAAAATTGTTATAATAAAATGCGTCTTTTATTATAATCCTATACTTTATTACTTGTTGATTTAGCGATATTGCCACCATCTGCCCTTGTTTGTTCACCTTCTCCTGATAAATCAGATTCATCTTTTTGTGGTCTACCTGTATCTTTTGCAGAATCTTTATTTGATTGTTGGAAGGCGGAAATGATTGGAGTTAGGTTCCCAACAAAATTATTGGCTCTAGCCTCATCTAACTGACGTTGAAATGTAAATGGATTCATTCCCATACTAGCAGCAATTTTTTGTGGTAATACTATTCCTTGGGGCATTAAACCCATTTGAACATCAAGCCTTTGTTGACGATTATTATAAAATTCTGATCCTTCAAAATGAATCTTAAAATGATAATTTTTTGTAAGTTTATTAATTTGATAATTCATAAAATCTTCAAATTGAGGATATAATGAGAACATAAGAGACTCGTCCACATTTAGGGACAATTGGGTTTCTATAGTATTCATTTTTTGATCATTAGTAAAAATAAGATTAGTATTTACTCCACTTAATGCAGCAGTATTTTTTAAATATGTTTTGTATAAAGAATTATCGGCAGTAAATTCAACACCTTGGGCATTAGTTAGCGGAATAGCAGCAGCTTTTATACTATCCCCAATAGCTGCTTTAACAATAGCCAAAAAATTACCTAAATTACTAGGAGAGATAGCAAACATATCTTTTGTTTTAGCAGCAACATCTTTTAATAAAGGAACCTCTCCCAATATCATTTTTGCTGCTGAAGCCATATTAACATTTTTTTGCAATGTTCTCATGAGTGGTTGCATTGCTAACTCATTGAATAAGGCCGAGAAATAAGGTAGTCGTGTTGCTATCGTAGGTGTAAATTTAAAGCACCAACCAGAATTTACATCAACATCTTGCCAATATACCCAAGATGATGCGCCTCTTGCTTGAGGAGATAAGTCCGGTTGATATTTTGGCAAACCATTTCTATTATCTCCCCATATCTCGTTAAATTTTTGTTTAAAAAATGGAGGATATAAATTTATGTCAACCCCTGGAACTAAAAACCAGTAATAGTTGAAGGAAAAAAGCAACCCATATGCCCATCTTCCTGTAATCATTGTATATTGTGGGGAAGCAGGCAATTCTTGAAGAAGCAATTTTTCTTTGTCCCATCTAGTTGCACAAAAATATGCTTCATTACGCAATAATTCCATTACAACAGATTGAAATTCTTTTTTATAATCAAAATTATCTAAGAATTTTTTTAAAATATCCAAATCTCTTTTATATTTAACAGTAGAATAATCTTCATATTTTGCATCAATGCATTCATATGTTAAATCAAAAGCCATGATTGTAGTCATGTACGAAAGCAATCTTTTATAAAGTTGAGATTGTACTTCGAAATCTTCACTATATGCTTGTAAAACTAATTCAGAATCTTTAGGAGAATTAAGAGCAGCCGCAATTCCGGCCTCTGTTCCTTGTTGACTATTTAATGTAATATCCCTTAAACGACTGTTGAGCAGCATTGGAGTAAGCGCATTGCCATATAGTCCATATCCCGCAAGACTTTCTGCAAATTTTACAACAAAATTAAGATTCTCTTCGGAAATCAATACTTCTTCATCTTGTTTTTCTTCTATTTTTTTAGCTCTTGTCAACTACTACCTCCTTTCCTAACAAATTAGTTTGTAGGATAGATTCTATGTTTTTGAAATCCCAATATGGAATTTCTATTAATTTAATATTATTATCTTTACAATATTCTAGTTTTATTTTATCTCTTTTTTTACTAATTTTAAATTCTTTTTCTCCTCCAAATCTATTCACAGGCTCATAATGTTGTAAACCTTGGTACTCACAAAGAATTTGTTCATTGTTTATATAAAAAGAAAAATCAAAAGGAAGAGGTAAAATATTTCTGCAATTTTCAAATTTATATTGAGGTATAAATTCTATATTATTGTCTTCTAAAAATTTTCTTATCCTTTTTTCGCCATTTGATTCATTACAAACTGGACAACCTCTAGGCTCACCATTTGTTCTATGGCAAATGGTACTCTCATAAGAATTTAAACAATCAGGGCAAATCCAAAAATATCTAGCAGACGAATGTGGAGATACTTTATCCGGAGTAACAGGATAATTTTTTTCAAAATCCCATTCTTTAGCAATTAATGGATATTCATATAGTAATGTGTTGTAATTTCCTATTTGACTATTTACACACAATCCACATCCAACTCCTCTTTCAATATCTGTCCAATTAGCTTTAAAAGGAATTTCGTCGGGATGACATTTGTGGCATTTAAACAAAAGTTTTGATCTAGTATGTATATATTTCTGATTATCTATTAAATGAAATTCTTTATTGTTTAATTTCAAATATAATTTAACATTATCCAAAGAATGTTTATTTGAAGCATAACAAATAGGAGGCAAATTCTTTACTTTTGAATAATGACTTTGAATAGTATCAAATCTAATACTGTATTTATATCCAACTTCATCTTCAAATTCCAAATATTTTCCTCCGCCCTTCCATTTTTGATTAGGGATTAATTTTAATACTGGATAATTTTTACTTAAAAATAATTCAATATTTTCTATAGTAAAAGGATTAAACAAATGATACCTATTAGGTAAACAACCCCTTCCTAAAATATTATGCAAAAATTTATCAAAACTAGTTATAAATTTGTATCCTTCGGAATCCTTAAATATAATCTTGTCCTTGCATGTTTTATATTCTTTTGACAATAAATCATAATTATTTTCTTTAAAGCAATTATAAACTTCATCAAAAGTATATTGTTCTACCCCCGAACATCTACTACAAATTGATAAACCTTGTCTAAATTTATTGAAGCTCCTTAATCCTTGATGCCCACAAGAAAATAATATTTTTAATTTTTTATCGTTTCCTTTATAACTATCTTGCAATAATTTGCAATTTCTTTTTTCCAACTCATTTCTTACATATTCTATTGTAAATTTTTTTGTCATACATTCTTACTCCTCTTGCAGAATAATTCCTTGAGTTATAAGGATAGAAAATATTCAAGAATATATTTTGTCAACATTATTGATCAGATAATGTCTATCTATCCTTATTTTCAACACACTATGTTGACTGCACTAAATCTATTACATACTGAAAATCATCAACTGTATCATTTTCTCTTAACAAATCTCTGTCCAAAACATTTGTTACAAAATAATTCAAATAATTTAAACTAGAGAATCTATCTTTTAATCCAGTTCCTTCATCTAATTGAATCATATTTCCAACAATATTCATTTCTAAATTTATACACTCCAGAATTAAGAGTGTTTGTTGTACATAAGGATGTGTCAACCAAACTTTAAGAGATAAATCGTCTTTGCTTTCCAAAAATTCTTTATTATTTCTTAACAAATAATTCTCTGCATCTGTTTCGCTACATAAAAATTTAAAAAGTTTCTTTTGTAAAGCACTTCTTAAAGCAACTGCCATATCATTATTTAACCTAGAAGTAGCAGACACAGGGAAAACAACAGGTAAAGCACTTACTCCCAATGTTCTATTCGATAATTCTTCTCTTACAGATTTATCAATAAATTCACTATCCATAACAGTAAAAGCAGGGTATTCGATATCTCTATCTTCATTTTTGGTTATAGAAGACATAGCGTCAAAAACAGCAATGCCTGCCTGTGCCATATCAAGGACTAAAAAATCGCAGTCAAAGTCAAAAAATATATCCTTTATTTTTAATGCTTGGGAAATAACATTTTCTCCATGAGAACTTTCCATGTATACTAATTCTCGTTGATATCCTTTATGGGTAGGTAATAATCTAGCACAATTTATAATACTATTATCATTTCGTTTGTTAGCACGAGTAGCAATATCAACTGCCATAACTCTTATTTCACCCGTTTGTCTTGGTATTGAATATGGATTTTTCTTTTGCCCTATTAAATCTCCTCTTACGGGATAGAATGCTTTTTTTATAGTTCTAGGAAACATATTTAACTTAAAATATGCTCTACTAGATTGTCCCGCTGGAATATTTTCATATTCCATAGAAAAACTAATTGGATCAGAAGTTGATCTTTCTTTCTCCATTTGAGAAGCAGTTTTTATACCATGTTTTACTGTTACAAGATAATCTGTACAAAAAAATCCAGCTTTTTTCTCATCTAACATTAATTTTATAGTAGCAATTGTATCTTTATACCACCATTCAGATTTAAAACCAGCAGAAGAAATAGAAATCTTTCTAGGTTCTTCTTCAGGATAATCAGCATATTGAGGATCTTTTTTAAAAGGTGCTTGTCTAACATATAGAAAAGGTGTAAAGATAGTATCAACTATTTCTTTTTTTAAAAGTCTAAATTCATCTAAAATTCAATTGTTATCGTAAAAGTTTTTTATCTTCTACTTCTTATAATTTCTTATAAGTTCAGCATATGTTTTTATCCATGTTTTTTATGGATATTGGACTCTCTTGGGTTCATTATATTCTAAATATATAGTTTCAGAACCTATGCGTTACAATACTTATAATTTTTTATTTTATAAGTTATCTCGGCGTTAGCATGTTAAAAATTTAGCTTTCACCGAATTAGCCCAATAATAATTTATAATGTTACCATTATAAACGCCAATCTTACTTAGCAATGTTGATCTGTTCCCTTTTCCACCTTCATTAGCAGCTACAACTGTCATTAAACTTCCATTAGCAAATATGGCTTGATAACTATTCAAGTTAGCAGTTAAACTAGTAATCTCCCTTTGAAGAATTGGTGACTGATCTCGGAGCATTTTTACCTTATTTGATATAATTAACCCAGCCTGTTTGAGTGTTGATGCGCCGATGACGCACTCCGTTCCGGGATAAAGAATGCATTGTATAATTCCGTAAACAGCAACCAAAAAACTTTTAGCAGCAGCACGAGAACATATTGCAACAAATATATCTGACATACTCATAAGATATAACCAAATTTCTTGATATGGATATAATTTTATTCCAAGATAAAAAGAAGCAAATCTTCCAGGATTTTTTCTAAAAAAGGTATTCCATAAAATAATCTTATCTCTTTTTTTTCTGCTAATATCTTTTTCAAGGATCATATCCTTTCTTTTTCTAAATACATTTTGAGTTTTAGAATCTTTTCTATAATCAGTTTGAAAAATTCTAGGACTAGTTGCCATCGTCTTTTGTCTCTTCTATAGTATCATCATATTCTTCTTCATCATCCGTGTCCTCTTCTATTAACTCAAATTCCTTATGATTACTTAATACAAAATTGCGTAACGGTCTTAAAATATAATTTTTTATATAAAGACCAATATTGTCAAAATCATCAAATATTTTTTCTTTAAAAATCTCCGCAGGCTCATTTTCTTCGATTGTTTTTATAAACATTCCCCAAGTTTCAACTCCTTTTCCGCTAGAAGAAGCTGTTGCTTGAGCCGGAGTTAATGCGGCATTATGCAAAAGTACTTGGAACTCTTTTTCTAACGCACCTGTAGATTTACCTTCCGTTATAGTTTTTTCTAAAGTTAATTGTTTCAAACAAATAAGTTTTAAAAGAATTCTTTCACTTTGAGTCTCTATTTTATGACTATTTGACCATTCTGCGTACTTAGATTCTAAAGACTGTAAATCATCA